ATTACCGACGGTGATAACGATTGGTTTGCGAAGGTCTTTTATTCTCTCATCCACTTTATGAATAAGTTCCTCGGTCTTAGTCTCCAAGCTACCTTCCAAAGCTCGTTTAGTGTCGGCAACCGCACTCAGCATGGTGCTTTCGACCTTGTCTCCCATAGTGTCAGTAATGGCATTGAGTATGACATCCTCAAGACCGCCACTTTTACTAGTATTGTCGGTACTAGCATTGCCGCCTGAGCGCGGCTCAGTGCTAGTAGTGTCGGTGCTAGGATTATTACCCTCTGGATAAGTTCCGTGAACTAGGTAATTCCTTCTGTCATGGTTACGACAGGTTTGAATCCAAGTCCTAGAGTGTCCTAACCCCTTAGCCTTAGCGATACAATGTCGCTTCAGCCATTTGGTCGATTTGTTTGACAGTTCGTCAGTTGTATAAGTTCTCATCAGCTACTTATCTCCTTTTTTGTTTCGGTTAAAGTTTGGTTTGGCAAATTTGCCGTTATTATTAATATTTCTATATTTAGCATTCACTTCGTTTTCTGCTAAATATATAAATATTAATTAAGCTCTCCACGACGGAGAGACAGGGTTTTTTCTGTAATGTTCGACGACCATTTCTATCAGCATTTCGTATTCCTCGTCGGTGAATTTGTCTTGTATCAGCTTACCGTTAGCATCCCTTCGCCTCGGTGCTAAGGCATTTCTTAGCACCGTACCACGAAGTTTATCTTCAGCATATTTTGTCTGTAAATAGTCCATGTATTTAGACCGTCGTTCTAACTCGTCAAGAGTTCCAATTAAATGCGTTCTAAAGTCTTCCCACCCTCTAACATAGTAATAGGTCGGCTTTACTTTTTTAAGGAATTTCCTTAATCCCTTAATTCTTTTAGCTAATTCCATGTCAAGCATTAATATTTTACCCTCACTTCCTCTCTATCCAATCGAAGAATATATCGACGGCTATTCCTAGCATTAGCAACAGACCGACGAGTGTTCCAATAACTATCATTATTGCTGAGATATTCATTAGATATACTCCACGAACCATTTATCTTCTAGCTCTGAAGAGCCTTTTTTCAATATGCTCTCTTTTATTACCTTGTTGTTGATATAGAATCGGTAGATTCTATCTCCATTCTCCATCAACCTATGGGTAACTTTATGGTCGATAAAGTGGTGTGAATTACTAGCACTAGTGCCGACTAAGACAGAGACCTCTCCTGTTCTTTTTACTCCGTAAGACTTGTCTCCCTTATAGAGACAGGCTGTTACTTTATTCCAAATTGGATACATTCTCATTATATCTTCTCCGTTTCTTCTTTTATTTGATTAATAAATTCTTGCCATTCTTCTTCCTTGTCGTTAAGAACGACATACTTACCGTCGGGAAGAAACTCTAGCATTTCTTTAACTTCCTTCTCGTTTTTGGCACTCTTTACTTCGTAAGTGAACCACTCGACGGCTTCTTTGTTGTCGTCAATAACAATAGTTCCTATTGGTTCTAACCACTCCCCCTTAGAATTGTCTGGATGCCATCCTGTCCAATCAATAGGGAAGGGTATTTCTATGAAATATGGATATTTTTTGTTTTTATTTTCAGTCATTTTCTGTTCCTCTTTTATCTAGGTTGTCGTTTAGTTGTATAAATTGTCTTGAATCAAAATCTATCAAGGTTTTATATCTTAGGTCGATTAAAAAATCCTCGTCGAGGCATTTAAATATGTTGTTGGACATTGTAACATTTATCCAAAACACTTTATCCCAAATAACATAAACTGTTATATTTCTTTGGAATCCCCAAAAAGATACTCTTAAATGCTTATCTTTTTTCTGCCAAACAAAATACTTGTTGTGTTTTACTTTAGTCATAATTTTTCCTATGGTTTAGTTTACCTTTGGTTTATAGTTCCTATAAAACCAAAGGCTAAACTATACTGACCGAGATTTGCCTTATTTTTCGAGCTGAATTACTATCCTTATTCCTTGACTCAGTTTTTCGTCTATATATTCTTTAATGAAGTCATAAGTGCCTTCCATAGCTAAATCTCCGTTCTTATGTCGAAGGAAATACCAAGCTCTAATGCCTTTGGAATGTTCAACAAACTGTTGATGGGTTGAATAAAGTTTAACGGTCTTTAATGTCATTACTTCCTCTCCTTCGGGGGAGTTTCCCAATAATTAGGCTTACCATAGACAACCTTGCCGTCTAGAATCTCGTCTATCTTATTCACAATAGTTTGGAATTGTCCATGAACTGTCATCGGGGAGTTATTGTGTTTGATACTGTCTTCTGAGATATTGTCTATCTCATTTCTAAGACAATTCATTTGATACTTTGTCATGATTATTTCTTCTCCTTGCGTTTCTTTGAAACCGTTATTTTCATGCCATTTCTAGCTTGAAACTTCATGATATTAGTATCCTCGGACACTAATTTGCCTTCCATTGCTCTTCTGATTAAATGGGTTCTTCCTTGCATTATTTCATCTCCTTCAGTGATGGTGTAATAAAAAATGTATTATTAGGACGGTCATAACTGATTTGAACATCCCCTTTAGCCCCTCGGTTTAAAAAATACCTTCTAACCGCTTTTGATGGATTACTGACGACAATCTGCCAATTTACTCCTGTGGTTGTGTATTTCTCATACTGTCGAGTTGAGGTTGCCTTCATCTTCCGAATAGTAGCCTTAATCTGACCGACACTAAGATGAATATTCCTATGAGGGTTCTTATAATATCTGTCAATCATTATCTTGCCACCCAATTTCCACTTACTCGACGGTAAGTTGTTGGTTTTGGTGCTACTGTCGACAAGGGTAAGTGAGCATTGACACCCTTCTTCAGTAATTCAAAAGATATTAAATAGACCATCAGCTTATTTCTACCGCTTGGGTCTCTTTTATAGTCGGCTAAAGCCTGTTTGAATCGTTCCATTTGTTGTATTTCCTCTCGGTTAATAGGTTATCATTCCTGTCGCTAATGCCGTAATAACGAAGGCTATTACTGAACTTCTAAGAATCAGCGAAGGGATAGGATTGAAAATCAAAAAAATCTGTATTTTTCGTTTCATCATAATTAATTACCTTTGGTTTATAGTTCCTATAAAACCAAAGGATAATTAAGTATGGATAGCAAGGCTCTCTT